AGCTCTTTTAGAATTAACAGGTATCCAAAAAATACATATATGAGAGAACATTTTGATCATATTTATTCTCTTTTTGATGGTAATCAAAGAGGCATACCCGTTCTTTCTATTTTAATATTATTGAACGATGATTTCCAAGGTGGTGATTTTAAAATCAATGGTCAAAGTCAAAACATGTCAAAAGGGGATTTAATAATATTTCCATCTTGTTTTATGTTCCCTCATGAAGTAGAATTGGTTACAGAAGGAACACGTTATTCCTTAATTGCGTGGGGTTATTAATAGTGTGAATTATAAAATAATAGGAGCAGATAAAAATGGCAATATCTAGAGGTCAAATGACAAAACAAATTGATGGTCAACTTAGAGGAGCGAAAAAGAAAAAAGCTCCAAAAGGTTATCATTACATGCCTAACGGTAGATTAATGAAAGACAGTGCCCACAAAAAGAAGAAACCAAATAGCTAAAAACCTAAGGTCTTCAAAGTTTCGGCAAAAAGTGGTACAATCCAAGAAGCTATACAATCGCCAAAAGGAGAAGTTACAATGCCGTTGACAAAAAAAGGTAAAAAAATCATGAGTGCCATGAAAAAAGAATATGGTACAAAAAAAGGGGAAAAGATTTTTTACGCTACCAAAAACAAAGGTAAGATAAAAGGCGTAGATAAGAAAAGGAAAGTATAATGGCAACATCAGGAACTACATCTTTTAATTTAAATATAGATGACATAATTACTGAAGGTTATGAAAGATGTGGCCTTGTAAGTAATTCTGGATATGACATGCGTTCAGCTAGACGTAGTCTAGATTTATTATTCGCTGAGTGGGGTAATAGAGGTATTCATTTATGGAAAACAGAATTAAATGAAATAGCTTTAGTTTCTGGTCAAGCAAACTACACGGTTGATTCTGATGTTAACGATGTACTAGAAGCCTATGTTTCATCAACTGCTGCCGCAGGTAATAATATCAATACTCAAGATGTATCTTTAACTAAAATTGATAGATCAGCTTACGCTGCTTTACCTAACAAACTAGCTACAGGACAACCATCACAATATTATGTAGATAGACAAACAACTCCTGTAATTTATTTATATCAAGCACCTGATTTAAATACTTACACAACTTTAAAATTTTATGTAATTAAAAGAATTGAAGATGCTGGAGCTTACACTAATGATGCTGATGTTGTTTACAGATTTTTACCATGCATGTGCGCAGGACTTGCTTATTATCTATCAATGAAGAAAGCACCAGGACTGGTGCAACAAAATAAATTAATATACGAAGATGAATTAAAAAGAGCACTAGATGAAGATGGTCAAAGAGCATCTACATTTATAACTCCACAATCTTTTTACCCTAATGGAATATAATTATGGCTAAATGGGCAACAGGCAAAAGATCTCTATCTATATCTGATAGATCGGGCATGGCATTTCCATATACTGAAATGGTTAAAGAATGGAATGGATCTTTAGTGCACTATTCAGAGTTTGAACCAAAACATCCTCAAATAAGAAGAAAAAGAATTGTTGCAGATGCAATAGCACTACAAAATAGTAGAGCTCAAAAATTTCAACAACCAACAGATATTGATGGTGTAAATGCGGATTCAGGGGGAACAATGGTTGGGGTTGCTGATTTAACACTTCCTGGAGATTTTGCTTATATAACTCAAGGACAAAGTGTAATGGTACCTGCGGATCCATCTTTGCAAAATAGAAGAAGAGAATTATTAATGAATATAAATTCAGTAACAGTGGAGATTTCATAATGGCTATAACTTACGCAGATTTTTTAACACAAGTAAGAAACTACACAGAAGTAAGTAGTAATGTTTTAAGTGATACTCTTATACAAAACTTTATTAGATCAGTAGAGTTAGACGTAGCCGGTAAAGTTGATTATGATGATCTTAGAAAATATTCAACATCTACTTTTACTTCTGGGAATAGATATGTAAGTTTACCTGCTGATTTAACTATTATGAGATCAGTTCAAATGATAAATGGTTCTACAAGAACTTTTTTAGAAAAAAGAGATACAAGTTTTATATCTGAATATAATAATAATGCTGCTACAGGTGAGCCTAAATACTGGGCAAATTGGGACGATTTTAATATATTAGTAGCTCCTATTCCAGATTCAGCTTACACAATTCAAATTAACTACATCACGGATCCACCACAGTTTACAGCTTCAAACAACACCTTTCTTTCAACTTATCAAGAATCAATGTTATTACATGGTGTACTATCAGAAGCTTTTAGATATTTAAAAGGCCCCATGGATATGTACAAGCTGTATGAAAGTAAGTATAATGAAGAAGTACAGAATTTTGCTCTCCAACAAATGGGGAGACGAAGACGTGCGGAATACGATGATGGGGTACCAAGAATACAAATACCTTCACCATCGCCAAACACATTATTAAAATAGGAGAATATATATTATGGCAATTACAACTAATGCAATTTGCAATTCATTTAAAAAACAATTGATGGGTGGTGAGCATGATTTTGATAGCGCAGGCGGTGATACATTTAAATTAGCAATGTACACTTCTGTAGCAGTATTAGGAGCATCAACAACTAACTATGCATCAACAAACGAAGTAACATCCCCTTCAGGATATTCTGCTGGTGGAAAAGCTTTAGTAAACCAAGGTGTGAAAGTTTCATCAGGAGTAGCAATAACTAACTATGCTGATTTATCTTTCACTGGAGTTACACTAACAGCTAGAGGTGCTTTGATTTACAACACAACTACAGACGGTGGTACTGGTACTACTGAAGCAGTTGCTGTATTAGATTTTGGTGGAGACAAGACTGCAACATCTGGAACATTTACAATCCAGTTTCCTGCATTTACAACCTCTGCTGCAATTTTAAGAATCGCGTAATTAAAAAGGAGTTAAAATGGCTTTGGTGGTAAATGATAGAGTAAAAGAAACCTCTACTACTACTGGTACAGGTACATTTGATCTAGGTGGTGCAGTTTCGGGATTTGAATCTTTTGTAACTGCAATAGGTAATGGAAACACAACTTACTATTCGATTGTAAATGAGAATGGTGAATTTGAAGTGGGTCTTGGTACAGTTACAGATGCTGCAACCGATACTTTATCTAGAGATACAATTATTTCATCATCAAACAGTGATGCTGCAGTAGACTTTACTGCAGGAACAAAAAATGTATTTTGTACATTACCTGCATCCAAAGCCGTTATCCTTGATGCAAGTGGAAACATTGTTGCAAACAATGGATCTAACTTAACAAATTTAAATGCAGATAATTTAGCTTCAGGAACTTTACCTGATGCAAGGTTTCCAGCGACACTTCCTGCACTTAATGGAAGTGCATTAACAGATTTAGAAGCAACAAACATAGCAACAGGTTTAGTTCCAACTGCAAGACTTGGAACAGGAACAGCTTCCTCAACAACTTTTTTAGCAGGAGACCAAACTTACAAAACTATTACTGCGGACATTACAGCAGTCACAGCTGGGGATGGTTTAACTGGAGGTGGAACTACAGGGGACGTTACCCTAAACGTTGGAGCCGGAAATTTAATTGATGTTCAAGCAGATCAAATAGATGTTGATCTTTCAGAATTAACTACATCTACTTCAGACGCAGATGGAGATTTTTTTGCAGTAATAGATGCTGCTAACGCACAGAAAAAACTTACAAAAGGAAATATTAATATTTCTGGTTTTAATAATGATAGTGGATTCATTGATGGATCTGCTTTAAATGCTTCTAATTTAAGTTCGGGAACTGTGCCTGACGCAAGATTCCCAGCAACTTTACCAGCTTTAAATGGAAGTGCACTAACAGCACTTAATGCAACTCAACTTACTTCTGGAACTGTTCCAGATGCAAGATTCCCAGCTACTTTGCCAGCACTTAACGGAAGCGCATTAACAAATTTAAACGCAACAGCATTAGCAAGTGGTACTGTAGCTAATGCAAGATTAGATGCCCAACTTCAAGACGTTGCAGGTTTAGCTGTAACAGATGGAAACTTCATTGTTGGTAATGGATCAAATTTTGTAGCTGAATCTGGAGCAACTGCTAGAACTTCTTTAGGGTTAGGATCGATTGCAACTTTAAACACAGTTACCCTAACTACAAATACAACCGGAAACTATGTAGCTTCACTAACAGCAGGAGCCTTAATTGATGTAGGCGCAGCAGGAGAAGGAGCAACTCCGTCTATTGCTGTAGATTTATCAGAAGCAACTGACATGACTGAAGCTATGGTTGGTACAGATGAATTTATAGTTCTAGATGCAAGTTCTCAAAAAAGAAAAGCAGCTAATGAAATTAATTTAAGTATATTTAATAATGACTTACCTGGAGATATTTCAGGCGTTACAGCTGGAAACGGTTTAACTGGTGGCGGAACTACAGGTGACGTTACATTAAATGTTGGAGCAGGTGCTCTTATTGATGTTACTGCAGACGCTATCGATGTAGATTTATCAGAATTAACTACTTCAACATCTGACGCAGATGGTGATTTCTTTGTTGTAGTTGATTCAGTAAATGCTCAAAAGAAATTAACAAAAGCAAATATTGCTATTTCTGGATTTAATAACGACAGTGGATTCATTGATGGATCTTCTTTAAATGCTTCAAATTTATCTTCTGGTACAGTGCCAGATGCAAGATTCCCAGCTACTTTACCTGCAATAAGCGGTGCGAATTTAACAAATTTAGATGCTTCGGACTTAGCTAGTGGAACTATTCCTGATGCTAGATTTCCAGCAACACTTCCAGCTTTAAATGGTTCTGCTTTAACGAACTTAAATGCATCTAACTTAGCAAGTGGTACAGTTCCAATTGCTAGAATAGATTTAAACTTATTAACAACTTCTACAGCAGATGGCGATGGAGATTTCTTTGTTGTCGTTGATTCTGTTGGAGCTGAGAAAAAATTAACTAAAGCAAATATTAATATCTCAGGGTTTAATAATGACGCGGGTTATTCTACTACTACCGGAACCGTAACTTCAGTAGGAGTAACTGCTGGATCTGGTTTAACAGGAGGTGGAACGGTTACCTCTTCAGGAACTGTAACTTTAAACGTTGGTGCAGGAACTGGTATTGATGTAGCTGCCGATGCTATCTCTGTTGATGTATCTGACTTCATGACTAATGGCTCTAACAATAGAGTTGTTACTGCAACTGGTACTGATGGTATGAATGCAGAAGCAAACATGACATTTGACGGTTCTACTTTAACAGTAACAGGAGCTATTACAACTACGGGAAATGTTACATCAGATCACGTTTTACCTAATACAAGTGATACTTATGATTTAGGTGCAGTGTCAAATGTTTGGAGAAACATCTACACTGGTGACTTACATTTATCTAACGAAGGAAAAGAAGAAGGTAATGCTGTTGATGGTACAAAAGGTAATTGGACTATCCAAGAGGGTGCTGAACATCTTTATATCTTAAATAATAAGTCTGGTAAGAAATACAGATTTAAGTTAGAGGAAATGTAATGATATTTAATTTTGATAAAAAAGAATATGACAGTGAAAAATTATCAGATCAAGGAAAAATAGTTTTACAAAAACTTCAAAACATAGTTCTTCAGAAACAACAGTTAACTATTCAATTTACTGATTTAGAAGTTCTACAAAAACATTATTCTGATCTACTTAAAAAAGAATTACCAAAAGAAAACAAAAAAGTAGACAAAAAAGGAGCCTAACCTATGGCTCTAGGTATTACCGCATATTCTGAAGCGGCTTTTTCATCTGAAGCAAATGATGTAATTGCTTATCCTTTAGGAACTGTTCTTACAACATCCATGGGAGAAGAGTCTAATACAGGTACAGCTAATGTACCGGTAACAGGCATTCAAGCAACAATTACTAACGGTGGTGCTATAGCAGGAAGTTCAGTTATATTCAGTATTACTGGTGTTCAAGCTACTATGACTATTGGTGAAGAAATCGCTGGCATAGGTGTTCCAGTAACTGGTCAACAATTATCTATCTCTAACAAAACCTCTACTCAAGATACGTTAACTGCTTTTGGAGAAGCTCCTTTTGCAACTTTAAGTCCAAGCACTTTCTTTATACCAAGCGTTTCAATTGAAGCAACAACAGGTGCGGGACAACTTCCAAGTTTCTTATTGCAAGGTTCTGTAGGAGATTCAACTATATCTGCAGATGCCAATGTTCCAATAACAGGAATATCTTTAATTTCTTCTATTGGTCAAGTAGATCCCGCTCCGGATGTTGCGGTTACTGGTATTGAAATGACATCTGTAATAGGAACAGAAACTATTGTTGCAGACGCAAACGTAGACGTAACGGGTTCAGTCTTAACTTTAGATATTGGTGAAGAAAACTCTACAGCAGATGCTAATGTTTCAGTAACAGGATCTGAGCTAATACTATCAACTAACGATGTATCTTTTGAAATAACTGCTGATATAGATGTAACAGGATCACAAGCAAACATTTCACTTGGAACTTATTCTGTTTCTGCTGATGGTAATGTAAGCGTTATAGTTACAGAGCACGATATAATTACATCGATTGGTTCAGTAACTACAAC